GCCGAGACTTGCTACCAGCTCGACACTGACCCCATGAAATTCATTGGCGAAGAGATTGAAGGCGTGATCTTGGACGCTGACGATTGTCAGATGGCACTCGACTACCTGAACGAGATTTGGAATATCGAAGGGCTAACAGAGCGCATGAATGTCGAGCACCCAGTCAAGTATCAGTCTGCTGAATACATCCAAGTGGGCGGCACTGCTGATGTCGTGGGTTACTCCATGAAGAGTGGCAAGGTCTATGTCACTGATCTCAAGACTGGCAAGGGCTATGTGTCAGAGGACTCAACTCAGCTCAAGATTTACGCGCTTGCGTACACGCAGGGAATGTCACGCGATTGGATCAAAGAATTCCATCTCACGATTGTGCAACCGCACTCAGGCGAGCCGCGCACTCTTGTGATGCCAGCAGCAGAGTTGTGGGAGTGGGAAGAGAAGATACTGCGTCCCGCGATGATCGCCACACAGCTCGATGATCCACCACTGTATATGTCCGAATCTGCCTGCCAGTGGTGTGACGCGAAGACGATTTGCCCCAAACAGAAACAGCAATTCGATGTCGTGGCCACACAGACAGACATCACCACCATGAAGAAAGATGAGATTGCGGAGGTGATGAAGACGCTGACACCGGATCAGATCAGCGCCATTCTGGACAAAGCACCGATGGTGGAGAAATTCATCAAGGCGGTGGAAGAGCACGCAATGCAGGCCATGGAAAAGGACGGCATGGTGCTGCAAGGCTGGCAGCTCGCACCGAAACGCCCAACGCGCAAATGGTTGGATGGCGACAAGGCCGCTGACAAGTTGGCCGAGTTGGGACTTACCCGAACTCAGATTTTCGATACGACACTAATTTCTCCTGCGGCAGCGGAAAAGCTACTGCCAAAGGAACAAAGAGTTATCTTGGACGAGTTATCGGTCAAGGTATCAAGTGGACTCACACTTGCGAGAGATCGCGGGTTGAGTCAATAATGCAAACCCTGAAACTTAGAAAGCAAAACGCAAAATGCTAAACCTCTCATCAAATGGCGGCTCTGGAAACTACATCCGCTTCTCACCCCAAGCCAACGCTTGGACAAACAATCTTGGCGAGGAAATCCAACTCAAAAAGATCGTGTTCGACATCAATGATGTGCAAACAGGTTGGCTGGCACTCGGTGTCGGACTGCGCGATTGGCAGGCCGATGCAGTGCTTGGACGCAAAGGCGCACAGCCGTCCCCCGACCACAAACGCGGATTCATCGTCAAGTTTTACAACAAGGAAATCGGCTTGGTGGAATGGTCATCGAATGGCGTAGGTCCGAACATGGGGCTTCAAACTCTATACGAGGCGTGCGCTGCACAGCAAGCCGCCAATGCAGGCAAGTTGCCTGTGCTGGAGTACACCGGCAGCAAGTTGGAAAAGATCGGCAAGGGCACGACACGCATTCCAGCGTTCAACATCATCAGTTGGATTGATCGTCCGTTGGGTATGGATGCTGTAGGAGCTGATCACTCTGTACCGGCTGCTGTACCAGTTTACACACCAAGACCGTCGTTTGTGCCACCAGTTGAAGTGCCAGCGAAGTCAGCGATGGCCGCAGCAGTGGCTGATGACGAGATGTTTTAACCTTTAGTCAGTAAGTGCCTGGGCGTAAAACCCCAGGCTTTTTTTTCCTCTAAAAAAATGGCAGCTAAATGCAAGCAGAACAAATAGCCAAGAGCTTAGGCAACGCCAAAAAAGCCAACGGTCAATGGGTGGCCAGCTGCCCTGTTCCGAGTCACGGAAAAGGCAACGGCGACAAGAATCCAAGTCTCAGCATCGACATCAATGATGAGGGCAAGCCTTTATTCCACTGTCATGGTGGGTGCAGCCAAGAGGATGTCTTCCACACCATCAGAGCACTCAATCTGCTTCCCGAACTCTTGGACAAGCCTGATCCCTTGGCCAACATCAGACCGATTCCGCGCAACATACTGGAACAGGAATGGGCGTATCAGGATGAGGACCGTCAGACAGTCTTTGTCAAGCAGCGGTACAAGATTGGCGAGACAGGCAAGACCTATCGGCTGTACAAGGTTGACGCGGATGGCCGCAAGCACTCAACGCTTGGAGATGCGCGCATCGTGCCGTACAACTTGCCTGCACTGCTGGACGCGAAGACAGCGGGGCGCAATGTCTTCTTGGTAGAGGGCGAGAAAGCAGCGGATGCGATCAAGTCAATCGGCATGATCGCCACCACCGCGCACACTGGCGCTGGATCATGGCCAGCCGCAATCACCGAATACTTTGCCGGAGCGCAGGTCATCATCGTGCCGGACAACGATGTGGCGGGTTGGGGTTATGCGTACAAGGCGGCAGAGGCAATCTTGCCCATCGTCAAGTCACTGAAGGTAGTTGACCTCGGTCTGCAAGGGCAAGGTGACGATGCCTTTGAATTCATTGAGGCGGGTGGCGGTAGAGCCGAGCTGGTGGCGCTGGTCAAGGCCGCGCCAATCGTGACAACGCTGGATCAGGTAACGATGCCCGAAAGATTGAATCCGATTCTGAATTCTGTGGCAAGCGCGGTGCAGCAAGTGACAGCACCGTCAGACTTTGACATCGCAAAGGAATTTGAGTCAGAGCCAATCAAGACAGCGGCAGAGGAACAAGCCAAACCGTCAAAGCAAATACAGATCGAGCATTGGGACAGCATCCAAGACGAGCCGGTGCGTTGGTTGATAGATAAGGTGCTGCCTGTGGGTAGTTTCAGCGCGCTCTACGGACCGCCAGGCAGCTTCAAGAGTTTTCACGCGCTTCATATTGCTCACTGCATTGCCACAGGCACACCGTGGATGGGCAATGAGGTGACAGAGGCTGGCGGTGTTTTATATATAGCCGGTGAAGGCTTTGGGGGAGTCGGCGCAAGGATCAAGGCGTGTAAGCAGCACCATCAGACAGAAGCAGGCGCACCGATCTATGTCATTCGCCACCAATTAAACCTGAGATCAAGCATCGAAGACTTCAACGCGCTGGTGCTGGCCATCGAACAACTGGTCATGGATACAGGCATCGACTTTAAGTTGATCGTCATAGACACGCTGGCCAGAGCCTTTGGCGGTGGGGATGAGAACTCGGCCAGCGACATGATGCAGTTTGTGGTGACCTGTGGGCATATACAGAAGATCGTGCAAGACGCTGCGCTGATGATCCTGCATCACAGCGGCAAGGACAGTAGTCGCGGGATGCGGGGATCGTCTGCGCTCTTAGGGGCGGTGGATAGTGAGTTGGAGTTGCTCAGGCATGAGGACTCTATGAAAGGGATTGTGCGGATCGCCAAGCAAAAGGACGGTGAAGATGGGACGCGCTACGGCTTTGAGATGGTCACGGTGGAGCTGCCAGCGCCACAAGGAGCACTCCAGATCGGTGAGCCGCAGACCAGTTTGGCCGTCAACCCATGCGAACTCGGGCAGTTTGACGCGCTGAAAAGGGACGCAAAAGGCGCGTCCAGCAACGCGGGACACGGCAAGAATCAGGTCTTGTCGCTCCAATGCTTGGAAAATGCGATTAAGAAGAATGGCTTCTTGAAGTTAATCGAAGGTTCACAGCGTATGGTGGTGGATTTGAAGCACTGGAGAGAGGAATTGTGGTCAAAGATGGGGTGTACAGATGAGGATAAGGACAGCTTCAAGGTCACTTGGCAGCGGGTTAGGAAGGACTTGTCCAGACATGGGCATGGACAGATCAGCGATGGATTTGCGTGGTTGACCGTCAAAAGTGAATCAAGCGAATCGTTCTGAGGCTGTATGAATATACAGGGAACAGGGAACAAACAAGGAACAAAAGGGGAACAAATGTTCCGCACAAGGGAACAGGAACAAACCGAGAGTCTATGACTCGGAGGTTTGTTCCCTGTTGTGTGTTCCCTATTTGCAACAAAACGAAGGAAAGCGTAATGGCAACAAAGAAGTCACTCAGACAGCATCCAGTGGTGGTGAGTCCAAGTCCACAAGCAGATGCGTGGACGGTTTATGTGCAATCCAAGTTGGTGGAACTGGAGGCAGCGAAAGCGGTCAGCGATAGGAAATGGGGAGAAAATCGACTGATTACTTTAGTAGACAGTGAGTTGAGGGAGAAATTCTGGACGCAGAACGGCAGATTGCATCAAGCGATTGCGTCAAAGGATCATGCGAAATTCGATTCCAGTCTGGCGGGAATGATCAGGGCTTATGGCGTGTTGGATCAGTGGGCAGCAGATCAAGGCATCACGCCAGCCAACGATCAGATTCCGAGAATCGAGTGGGAGATGCAAACAGGTCAGGTCATGGTCATTGTCAGGACGGTCAACGAGACGCTGGCCATGCAGCGGGAGAGACAGGAACTGAGCAACCATTGCATTTGGAGCATGGAAGAGCTGGAGGTGATCTTCAACGATCCGCTGGTGCAAGAAATCATCAAGGTCAAAGCCTTTGATCCAACCGCCAAGGTTGTCAGCTTCAAAGCCAACAAAATCGGTGGAGAATCAGGCTTTGACGACTTCCCAGATGACCTTGAGGTGCTGGACGGTCCACCAGCAGAAAAGAAATTCAACAGCAAACAAGCGGAGAGGTTCAAAAATGGAACAAATTAAGCGATTAGGGGCTTTGATCAAGGAAAAGGTACTGGACATCGTCCAGCGTGTAAAAACGGCTTTAAAGCGGGTCTGAGCGTGGTTGGTAACCCAAAGCGCAAGCAGGATGTCGCGTTCCTCAACGATATGCCTGAAGAGATGATCTTCAGCATGGTTGAAAGCGGCAAAAGCATCGCCAACATCTGCATCGAACTCGGGATCAGCAAGCGTGCGCTCGATGATTGGATTGAGGAAAACGATCACGGTGCTATGATTGCGCGTGCGCGCACGCGTGCAGCAGACCTTTTGGCGTGTGAGACGGTGGAGATCGCGGACGGCATGGATGTCGATCACGCGCAGCGCGATGTCCAGCGCATCCGAACGCGCCAGTGGCTGGCTGAACGGTGGGATCAGAAGACTTACGGCTTACAAAAAGCCGCGCAAATCAACATCAATGTCCAAGACCTACGCATGGCGGCATTGCGCCATACCGAGGTGCTCGAGGACTTATCCACAGAAAAACGCGATGATTGAACACACTGGCCTGTGGATAACGCAAATCTGCTTACTGATTGAGCAAATCAGGGCCAGTTATCCACATTTGACTTAACATAATGGACATCGTGTTAAATGGATATTGTCAGCAATCTGTAAGAAAGTATATGAATCAACGACTTAGCGATGCATACCCCTGTGGATATCTTTTCGCTGTAAAGTGGGCGCGGCCTGCGCCTGGCGCGGCGCGATGCCCCCCCCTTGCGCGTTTGCGGCGGGGGCGGCTGATGACGCAGCCAAACACCTACCGAATCCCATAACCCGATGACCCACCCCCCTACCCCCACCGCCGCGAAGCAGGCCGCCCCGAAAAAAATTTCCAATGATTTGGTGGCGAATAACCCTTTTGTCGAATTCGTCAAGCTCTACAAGCACAACCCTGTGCTGTTTGTGCGCGAGGTTCTCAACACTGAGCCTGACCAGTGGCAGGTGGAATTCTTGAACAGCATCGCGCAAGGCAACCGCCGCATCTCTGTGCGATCAGGACACGGCGTTGGCAAGTCCACCGCAGCCAGCTGGGCGATGATTTGGTATCTGTTCCTAAGATTTCCGGTCAAGGTGGTGGTGACAGCACCGACCAGCTCACAGCTCTACGATGCCTTATTTGCCGAGGTCAAGCGTTGGGTGAAGGTGCTGCCGCCAATGCTGGCCGAGCAATTGGATGTGAAGCAAGACCGTATTGAGGTGATTGGCGCGAATGAGGAAGCGTTCATCTCGGCCAGAACATCCAGAGCAGAGCAGCCCGAAGCCTTGCAGGGGGTGCACAGTGATCATGTGATGCTGGTGGGGGATGAGGCATCCGGTATACCTGAGAAGGTGTTTGAGGCGGCCAGCGGAAGTATGTCCGGCCACAACGCTGTGACGCTGTTACTTGGTAATCCGGTGCGCTCCAGCGGCTTTTTCTACGACACCCATAACCGTTTGGCGGGGGATTGGGTGACGATGAAGGTGTCATGCGCTGACTCGCCCCGCGTCAGTGAGGCGTACATCGAGGAGATGAAGGCGCGTTACGGTGAGGATTCCAATGCCTACCGGATTCGCGTGCTGGGTGAGTTTCCGAAGTCTGACGAAGATACCGTCATTCCTATGGAATTGCTGGATTTGGCGATGAATCGCGATGTTGAGGCGAGTCCCTATGCCAGTTTGGTCTGGGGTTTGGATGTGGCACGCTTTGGCTCGGACCGTTCCGCATTGTGCAAGCGCCGCGGTAACGCGGTGACTGAGCCTATTAAGACTTGGAAGAATCTAGATTTGATGCAGTTGACGGGTGCGGTGGTGGCCGAGTACGAGATATTGCCGCCATCTGAGAGGCCGACAGAGATACTTGTGGACAGCATTGGACTTGGCGCTGGCGTGGTTGACCGCTTGAGAGAGTTGAATTTACCGGCTCGCGGTATCAATGTGAGCGAGAGTCCGGCCATGGGTACAACTTACCGCAACTTAAAGGCCGAGCTTTGGTACAAGGCCAAGTCGTGGTTGGAGCAAAGGGACTGCCGTCTGCCAAAGGATGAGCTGCTGATTGCTGAGTTGGCGACCGTCAGATATTCGTTTACCTCAAATGGGAAGATTCAGATTGAGGGTAAGGATGAGATCAGAAAGCGTGGTTTGGCCTCGCCTGACAAGGCTGATGCGTTTTGCTTGACCTTTGCTTCTGATGCTGTGATTGGCATGATGGGGTCAAAGGCCAGCACGAAGTGGAGTCAACCGTTGAAAAGAAACCTCTCAAGGGTTGCATAATTCGTTTATTCAAGGAGTAACGCATGAAGATGACCAAGGCACAAAAGAAAGTCGGCAAGGTGATGGGCGAATTCAAGGAAGGCACATTGCACTCTGGCAAAGGCGGCAAAGTAGTCAAGAATCCCAAGCAGGCCATCGCCATTGCGATGTCCGAAGCCAAGATGCCCATGCGCGGTGCGCGTACAGCGAAGAACATGAAGACCAAGGGGATGCGTTAATGGCTACGCTTAAACGCACCATGGATCAGGCCATGGACAAAGACGAGGGTTATGAGGATGGCGAGAGTTGTCCCATGCCCACGCAAGACATCACGCTGAACTTGAAGAATCGCGGCAAGGCAATTGCGTCTGCGAACTACGGTCCTGAGAATCCGAATCTGCCCAACAAGCAGTATTGGATGGAGATGGCCAAAGAGTGGGGCGTTGACGCTCAAGACGCGAAGATGAGCCGATGCGGTAACTGCGCGGCTTTCAACCAAGATGATGGAATGCTCGATTGCATTGCCAAGGGCATTGGCGATGAGGGTGATCCTTGGGGCACGATTGAGGCTGGTGACTTGGGGTATTGCCAGATTTTTGATTTCAAGTGCGCGGCCAGCCGTACTTGCTCGGCTTGGATCGTCAAGGAAGAGGAAGAAGAGGAAGAGACTGAGTCCTTGCTGACCATCAAGATTGGGGTTAAAGATGAAGAGTAAGACTGGTTTGTACGCCAACATCAACGCCAAGCAAAAACGCATAGCCGCTGGCTCTGGCGAGAAGATGAACAAGGTGGGATCAAAGGCAGCACCATCTGCTGCTGACTTCAAGCTGGCGGCCAAGACCGCCAAGAAGAAGCCGAAGGCGAAGTAATGAATCCAGAATTGCTGAATTATTTGATGAACACCTTGGGTCTGTCTCAGAGTCAAGACATGGGTAGAAATGTCGGTTTAAAAAACTATTCAGCAGGCGAAGGTCTTGCTTCCGGCGGCTTGCGCCATTCAAGCGGATTCCCAAAAGGCTCTGGCTATTTGGGTAAATTACCAACAACAGATGGAAGGATGTCAACAGAGATATCTTCTGAGTCTGATATTGGTGAATATCCATTGATCGTTCCAACGCTGACCAAAGAAGAGTTGGGGTTGCTGTTATCCGATGGCAAGCCAACAGAAGATATTTACAACAAAGCCGAATCTTGGGCAAAGTCAAGACTGAAAAAAGGTGAATCACCTTTTGCGAATAGAACTGGTTTACTTTACCCATACCCCGAATGATCTCACCCATATGCATCAGCACAGTCACTGGCAAAGGTTTGCGGGTGATGCTCACAAGCATTGCCGAGTATTGTCCAGAAGTGCCTGTGTATTTGCGAGGTCCAGAGTCCATTATTGGCGGCTTTGACGCTGACCTGAAGGTCTTTGGTGCGCCGCACAATTTCGGTGAGGATTACAACGACATCATGGACAGGGCGTTTGCCGATGGCTTTGAGTCAGTGATCTGCGCCAACGATGACATTGTGCTGACACCTACCAGCTACCGTCTGCTGATGGAGGATGTCCGGCAGTTGAAAGAGGAAACCGGCGAGCCTGTGGGCTGGGTTTCAGCGCGTTGTGATGCGGCCAGACCTGTGCAAAATGTGCGATCAAATCCCTTTGGGCAGCAGTTGCACTACTTCAAGTACCCCTATGAAGACGCAATTGTGCCGCTGGAATGCCCATCCCCTATCTTTGCATGGATTGGCGCTGATGCGTGGAGCGCGGCCAAGTTTCCTCCGCTGAATTGGTATTCCGATGATGTGCATTGCGAGGATTTGAGAAAAGCAGGCTTTCACCATTACCTGAGTCGGTCATATGTGCACCACATTGGCAGCCAGACTGTGGGCATGAATGGTGACGCATTGACCAAGGCTGCCATTCCATGGCTTTTAAAGAACAGGCCAGACTATGCCAAGCAATGGTTTAACTCTTAATCTGGGTTCGGGCAAGGACTACAAGACTGACTGCGTGAATGCTGACATTCGCGCTGATGTTGGCGCTGATTGGGTGCTGGACATTTGCAAATTGTCACTAGGTGAAGTCATACAGTCACCAGTTGGGCTGGTGACTATTAAGCCTTTTTGCTTTGACAAGATCATCGCCAATGATGTGTTGGAGCACATACCGGACTTGGTGACGGCCATGACAAACTGTCGGGATTTGTTGCGTGAAGGCGGCGAGATGCACATTCATGTGCCCTATGACTTGAGTCACGGCGCGTGGCAAGACCCGACTCATGTGCGTGCGTTCAACGAAAAGTCGTGGGTGTATTACTGCGAGTGGGCGTGGTACTTGGGCTGGAAGGGTAGTCGGTTTGAGTTGACGCATTTGCAAATGAGTCTCAGCAATTACGGTGCAAGCCTAGAATTGCCACAAGATGAAATACTGCGACTGCCGCGAGCAGTTGATTCTATGTATGTGATTTTGAAGAAAGTGCCCTATGAAGACACCAGCGTGGCAGCGTAAAGAGGGAAAGAATCCGAGTGGCGGCCTAAACGCAAAGGGACGCGCCAGCGCAAAAGCCGAGGGCATGAATCTGAAAGCGCCTGTCAAGTCTGGCGACAACCCGCGCAGGGCATCATTCCTTGCGAGAATGGGCAATATGCCAGGCCCCGAGTACAAGGACGGCGAGCCAACGCGCTTACTGTTGAGTCTGAAGGCGTGGGGCGCGTCAAGTAAGGCTGATGCCAGAGCAAAGGCCAAAGCAATTTCTGCAAGGAACAAGAAATGATCAACGACATGAACATCAGCACCGACATCGCGGCCATTGAGCCGATGGACGACACCGAGTTGCAGGGCATCGTCTCTGGCGAGTTGGAGGACGCTGTCAGCTACATCGACTCTGATGTCTCCCCCATCCGAGCCAAGGGAACTGAGTATTACCGTGGCGATCCTTTTGGCAATGAGGAAGATGGGCGAAGCCAAGTCGTGGCCATGGAGGTGCGCGACACAGTGTCAGCCATGTTGCCAAGCCTGATGAAGGTGTTTTTCAGCAGTGAGAATGTCGTGGAGTATGTACCGCGTGGGCCGGAAGATGTGACCGGCGCACAGCAGGCGACTGACTACGCCAACTATGTCTTCGCCAACGACAACAACGGTTTCATGACCACCTATGCGTTGTTCAAAGACTCGCTGGTGCGTAAGTGCGGCATTGCCAAGTACTGGTGGGACGAGGTTGAAGAGGTCAAGATTGACGAGTATTCGGGACTCGATGACCAGACCTTGCAGGTGCTGATGCAAGAGGGTGCAGAGGTCAAGATCGTTGTCAGTTACCCCGACACATCTGTGCCCATGGAGATGATGCAGCCACAGGTTGATCCAATGACTGGTCAACCTGTGATGATGCCGCCACCCATGTTGCACGATGTGCAGATCAAGCGCACCACCAAAGATGGGCGCATCCGCATCATGGCCGTGCCACCTGAAGAATTGATACTTGATCGCAGAGCGAGATCATTTGAGGATGCAGGCATCATCGCCCACCGTCAGATGGCAACCGTGGACGATTTGCTCAAGATGGGCTACGAGCTGGAGGAGATTGAGGAGAACATCTCCAGCACCGACTTGGACAGCAATGACGAGTATTTGGCGCGTCAGCCACTCTCCACCACCTTGGGCGCGGGTGACAGTCTGAATCCCATGCAGCGGCGCGTGCTCTACATTGAATCCTATATCCGCGTTGACTATGACGGTGACGGCATCGCTGAACTCCGCAAAGTTTGCTGCATGGGTTCAGGCTACACCGTGGTGCGAAACTTACCCGCCAGCTACATCCCATTTGTGGACTTCCCTTGCGACCCCGAGCCACATACCTCGCCACTTGAGGCTATGTCGATTTTTGATGTGACGCATGACATTCAGGAGATCAAGTCCGAGATCATGCGTAACACCTTGGACTCGCTGGCGCAGTCAATCCATCCACGCACAGCAGTGGTGGAAGGACAGGTCAACATTGACGATGTGCTGAACAACGAGACAGGTGCAATCATTCGGATGAGAGCGCCAGGCATGGTGCAACCATTCAGCTCACCCTTTGTCGGACAGGCCGCATTCCCCATGCTGGACTACATGGACGCAATGCGCGAAGACCGTACCGGCATGAGCAAAGCCGCCATGGGTTTAGACCCTGACGCTTTGCAGTCCACTACCAAGGCTGCTGTGGCGGCCACCGTGAGCGCCAGCCAAAGCCGTTTGGAGTTGCAAGCTCGACTCTTGGCCGAGGGCATGAAGAAGCTCTTCAAGGGCATTTTGTATCTGATGACCACCCATCAGGACAAGCCTCGGATGATTCGTTTGCGAAATGAGTGGGTGCAGATTGATCCGCGTGTTTGGAACACATCAATGGATGTGACGGTCAACATTGGCTTGGGTAACGGTGACACCAATGACCGCATCCAAGCACTGACCATGATTGCTGGCAAGCAAGAGCAGATCATGCAGCAGTTTGGCTTGGGCAATCCTGTGGTGACACCAGCCATGTACATCCGCACAATTCAGAAGATCATCGAGCTGTCAGGCTTCAAAGACGCATCAAGCTATTTCCAAGCACTGCCTGCTGACTACCAGATGCCACAGGCCGATGCGCCGAAACCGACTCCAGAAGAAGTGCTGGCGCAGGTGCAGGCTCAGTCGATCCAAGCAGACATACAGAAGAAGGCTGCCGAGCTTGAATTGAAGCGCGAGCAGATGATCCGCGATGACGATTATCGAAGAGATCAACTGGCACAAGACTTAATGCTCAAGAAGTACGAATTAGAGTTAAAGTACCAGACACAAATTGGGACGGCAGAGATCGTGGCCATGCAGAACATTGACCGAGAGGCGATGAAGCAAGAGGCGGCGATTGTGCAGCAGGCTGTGCAGACGGCGGCCAGCGTCCCGCCACCACCTATTAACTTCAATGGAATGGCGCAATGAACGAAGAAGAACAGGTCAGGAAAGGGCGCAAGTCCGAGCAGTTTATGCAGGACGAGGTTTTCTCGACTGCGATTGAGAAGATGCGTGGCGACTTGCACTGGGAGTTTGAGAACAGCAAACCCGAGGAGGTTGCCAAGCGCGAAATCTGCTGGGCGCAGTTGCGTGCCATTGAGAATTTTAAAAATGAATTGATCAAATTGATTGATAACGGCAAGGTGGCACAGCGTGCTATCGAACGCGCACAGAAAAATCTTGTTTAATTGAGGAAATAGACCAATGCAAACAGTAGCACCAACGCCAGCGGCGAGTGTTGTACAAGGTCCGATGAATATGGCCGAAGCGGCCAATGCACTTGAGGGATTGCTCCCCGAACAGGGACAAGAGGAAGACCAAGAGGCGCAGTTGCCCGAAGAGGGCGCGGCGGAAGAAGAGGAGTTGCTGACCGATGCAGACGCGGACAGCGATGAAACTGATTCCGAACAATCCGAAGAAGATGAAAATTCCGAGGAGGAAGAACAGCCACAAGTCTTCACCGTCAAGGTTGACGGTAAAGAAGTCGAGGTGACGCTGGAGGAACTCCAAAAGGGATATTCAAGGACACAGGATTACACACGCAAAACGCAGCAAATTGCCGAAGTGCGAAAGCACGCTGAGGCAGAGTTGCAGGCAGTGCGTGCCGAGCGCGAGCAGTACGCTCATTTGTTGGGTGCTCTAGAGGCACAGGTTCAGCAGGCAGCGCAGCCGAACATTGATTGGGATCGTCTCTATCAGGATGACCCCATCGAATGGGTAAGGCAGCGCGAGTTGATGCGTGAAAACCAAGAGAAGAACGCGGCGATCCAATCGGAAAAACAGCGACTCTCTCAGTTGTCACAGCAAGAGCAGTTGCAACAGCAGCAGATGTTGTTTCAACAGGAACAAGAGGCTTTGATGGCCGCCATACCTGAGTGGAAAGACTCAAAGAAGGCGGCTGCTGAGAAGGCAATGCTTGTTCAATTCGGCCAAAAGGCTGGGTTCTCACCTGATGAACTGAAAAATGTTCTTGATCACAGGGCGGTTGTGTTGTTGCGAAAAGCAGCTCTCTACGACCAAATGATGTCCAAGCGAAAAGACATCAAGCCAGTGACCAATAACGGGCCAAGACCTGCCAAGCCTGGTGCAGCAGGAAGAGTATCAAACAACACTGAAGCTATGCGAGCACAACAGCGTCTAGCAAAAACTGGCCGTGTCGATGACGCGGCTGATGCAATCTTCAAACTCTTGAAATAAGGAATCCATCATGTCTATCGTAACGAATACATTTACAACCTATAGTGCTAAAGGCATTCGGGAAGATCTTTCAAATGTAATAACTAATATCTCACCAGAAGAGACGCCGTACATTTCTAATATTGGCCGCGAGAACATCACCAACACTCTTTTTGAGTGGCAAGTCGATTCACTCTCCGCAGCCGCCGCCAATGCTCAACTGGAAGGCGATGATGTCTCATCGTTTGATTCAGTGACCGCGACTGTGCGTTTGCAAAACTACGCGCAAATCGCTCGCAAGACCATCATCTTGTCAAATACTGAAGAAGTAGTAAATAAGGCAGGCAGGCGCTCAGAATTAGCATACCAAATAGCTAAGAGGGGTGCTGAGTTGAAGCGTGACCAAGAATTCACCATGTTGAATAGTGCAGTGGCCGCTGCTGGTAACACCACCACAGCTCGCACAACTGCCAGCTTGCAGGCGTTCATCAAGACCAACACCGACAAGCAAACCAACGGCGTTGACCCTAGCTACACCACTCTGCCCAACAGTGCTCGCACTGACGGCAATGTGCGTACTTTCACTGAAACCATTTTGAAGAATGTGATTCAGAAAGTATGGACTGCTGGCGGCACTCCAAAGATTCTGATGTGCGGTCCTGTCAACAAGCAGCGCGTGTCTGGTTTCTCTGGTATCGCATCCAGCCGTTTCAACATTGATGGCGGTGCAAAGCCAGCGACATTGATCGGCGCGGTGGACATTTATGTGTCCGACTTTGGCAATGTGCAAGTCATTGCCAACCGCTTCCAGCGCGAGCGCGATGCGTGGGTGCTCGATCCTGAGTACGCAAAAATGGCTGTTCTGCGTCCATATCAGCAAGTCGAGTTGGCGAAGACCGGTGACGCTGAGAAGCGTATGCTGCTCATCGAATTTGCGCACAAGGTGTTGGCAGAGGATGCCCACGGCTTGGCAGCAGACTTGATCACTTCTTAATCAACTGAGAGGAATAGGGGAGAGGAAACTCTCCCCTACTTACATGGAAAAACGATTTTTTGATGCAAGCCCCGACAAGGGGATCACTCGCACTTGGCACTACAACGATGAGACTGATGAGGCAACGATTCAGACGACTCAGGATTTGACTGCTGTCATTGAGGCCAATAAGCGCGACTTTGCCGCCATAGACAACAAAGCAAACTGGAAGGGTGAATGGCATCATGTTGCCAGCATTCCTGAGACGGTTTACTTTCAATTAAAGGCTGAAGGCAAGATAGATGATCC